GTCCTGATCTGCGCGGGACGCATAGGATTCCATGTGCCCCTTCAGATCCTCACGGTCCAAGCCGAACTTGGCCGCCACCTCATCAATGGGCTGGATGCGTTTGCGTGCGGCCCAGCGGATGTCTTCAAACTCATCCGCGTCGGGGTCCCACACAAGGTTGTCGATGGAGTCGTAGAACGAACCCGCCAAGCGAACCTGCGACCCCGGCGGCTGGAACAGCTCATGCCACCACACGCCGGCGCCTTTAATGAACGCCTCGTCCACCACCTTGCGGGAGTGCTTCTTCAGATCCAGTTCGTTGGGCGTGTAGTTCAGGTAATCTTCCAGCAACTTGCTGATGAGCTTGCGGCGCTCCCAGGCCATGCCCTGCTCCTGCATCATCTGCTGGTACTGCATCACCATCGGGTCCGGCATCATCACCGGCTGGCCGTCCGGTCCCATCACCGGCTGGCCGTCAGGCCCCATCTGGGGAACGGGCGGCTGCGGCTGAATGCCCAGGAGCGCCGGGCCGATGATCGGGTACTCCCTGGCGGTAACCGTCCGCTGTGGGTTCCTGAAATGGATCACGGAACCGAATAAACGGACGGCCTCCCAGACCCGGTTGACCACCATCCGAAACGGTGGCGGGTTGATGCCGCGGTTGTAGCCCCTTTCCCCGCGGGCAAACTCATTGCCCCACATGGCGTCAGGGTCGGAGGAATAGAACCCCATGGCCTCACGGGCGTCATCCGTGAAGGTCTTCTTGTGCTTCTCCGCTTGGCGGATGCATTCGATCCAGCGCTTGCAGATCGGGCGCAGGGGGTTCTCATCAGACATAGGCGGCTCCTAACTACTAATGCCCGTTTCAGCCCTTTTTGGGGGCGACGGCGGCGAGCCGCTTTTCCAGCATGGAAACACGCTCTGAAAGGATCGCCAGCCGGGGATCGTCCGGCCGATGCTCCCAGAAGCCGTACCGCTTCCATTCCGGGAATTCCTCGCACCCCTCGTCCGTGATGTGGTGAACGGAGGGCTTCAGGACGAACCCCAGCTCGCCGGACATGGCAAACAGATTCAGGGTGCGGCTCCCCACCTTGCACACAATCGCAGGGGTGGGGTCTGCCCCGGAGTGGGCGCGGAACAGGACAATCTCACCAACGTCAGTGGACGGCATCACGTAGTTCATTTTGACAATCTCCCGGTGGGGGCTAACAGGACATGGGGGTCTTCGGACTCCCGGTTTCTTCGCTTCCGTTCTTCCAGCCACTTCACCCACCAGGGGTTCGGGCCGAATGTCTTGGGCGGGGCGTGGTACTTCGGCTCATGGGCACAGAGGTACTCCAGCACCTGACAGGCATGCACCTCGCCGCGTGTCTGCGGAACGTCGGTCACGTAGGTCACGCCGTTGACTGTGGTTGTCTTCTTGCGGTAGCGCTTCAACTCCCGGACAAGATTGGGGCACGCACCCTCCAGGATCTTCAGCCTTGTGGTGCCGTCGCCTTGGATGTGCAGCATCTGCCGCACCAGCGCCGTGCGGGCCGGGATGTCATCCGAACCAGGAACGAATCCGTAGCCCGTGAGCAGGAACCTGTAGTTCCGCTTCTTCAGTTGCTCCGAATACAGCTCATGGGGCAGTCGGCCAGAGCCAAGGTCACGCAGCGTGCCGCCGTGCATGTCCATGATCGGCGCATAGATGGACTGAAACTGCGCCTTGGCAAAGAACTGCTCGCCCCAGATGAGCGCATTGCAGTTGCGGATGTACAGTTCGTCGTAGATGAGAAGGAACTTCCCGTCCGGCGGGACGGCGCAAAACAGAGTCGCCATCACGGCATGGCCCGGGTCGATCCCCACGTAGCGGGTCCAATCGTCAGGCACCTGCCCGGCCGGGAGTTCGGAGCGCGGCATCATGTGGACCGACGCATTGAAGGTCGGGTACATGAGCGTGGATTCGGTGGTGAACTCACCTTCGGCACGCATGCGCAGTTCGTCTTGGCCGATGGATGACCAGCGTTCGATGTTCTTGCGCTTCTCCTCATCATCGATGGCGGCGTTGTCCAAGAACCGCAGCGTGAACTTTTTGATGATGGGGTTTTCGATGCCTTGCTCTTCGGCGCGGTCGGCGCGCTCGCACAGACCAAGGAGTGCATCATTCCGGGAATGGGGCATCGCACTCCAGATGAAGCGGCCCTTGCGGTCGGCAAGCCGCGCCTGCATTTCCCCGACCCACCGCTCATCCGACAAATCTTCATCACACCAAACCAAGTCGGCCTGAAAGCCTTGGGGCGGTTCGCCTTCAGAGGAAAAGCAGTAGATCGTCCACCCGTTGGTGAGTTCGGCCTTCTGCAAATAGCCGGCGTTCTTCTGCACCCAAGACATCTCTGCGACTAGACGCGGAGGGATGAGCGGCGGCGCAGGTTTGGCCTCCTTCTTCCGCGCCTCGTCCTGCCCAGGCTTGTAGGCACGCCACTGACCAGTCACTTCGTCGCGGATGATTTTGAACGCGCCGGGACGAAAGAGGATCTTGTGGATCACCATTCCGATGTGGGTCCACCCGCGGCCAACGATGACCAAGTTCCCGTCACGCTCTGGGTACTTCTTATAGGGGTCTTGGCCCGTTGCTGCCCTCGCCGCTTCAACTGCCACGCACAATGATTTCCCGGCCCGGTTGCCGCCGAGGACGATCCGCTCGCTCGCCATGCACTTGTGGATTTCGTCTTGTTTCGGCATTGGCACGTACAGTCGCAGGGCCTCCAGCCGACGCTCTGCGAGCGCGGACTGAACGTCCTTCATCTCCGACAGGGCGTGTTGCGTCAGCCCGCCGATTGGCGCGTCAGGCTTCGGCGGCGGGGGGATCTTTGGATGTCGCTTCATTGACCTGACGCATCGTCTGCGGAGTCCACTCGCCGCAGTGTTCTGTCGGGTATGTCACCGGATACACGCACACCTCCGTTGGGAGCCATGTCGGCGGGAACCGCCGGCACTTGCCCAACTCCGGCGCCGCCTCCAGGCGATTCCACCAACGGCAATCTTGGCACTGCATCGATCACCTCAACCTTCTTAATGTTCATGGCCGCCTCCAGGACCTGCCTGCGAAGTTCGGCCTCCAGCTCTTCTTCAGACATCAACTCCAGCGGCTTCTTTGCCCCGCCCATGGCGGTGTTGCCAACCACCAGCCGCATAATCGAATCCAGCATCTTGGTCCGAAATGCGCCGCCAACGGGCGAGTCGTAAAACTGCTTGGCATACAAGGTGGCGAATCCCCTGACTCCGCCAAAGTACTCCATCATCACTTCTAGGAGTTCCGACGAGTGCGGGATGTTGGCGCCGCCAATGCGTGCGGCCGTGACGAACAGATCGACGGCACCCCGTTCGATCTCGTCCAGCTTCTTGTTGCGCTTCTGCTTGCGTTTGCCACGCTCCAGCTTGTTGCGGCACTTCCTGCAGCGGGCGTGAAACCCGTCCTTGGATTTGTGGAAATACTTCTGGGTGGCCGGCAGCGACTGCTGGCAGCCTATGCAGACCTTTAACTGATCCGACATTTCCAGACGTTGCCCTGCACGGAGCGATCCGGGCACAGCTCCGACACGGCTTGCTTCACCCCGGCGAATACGTGGTAGTCATGCCCGGCGATGTAGTGCTTGGCCTTCGGCCGCCATGCCAGGATGTCCTTGCGCACGGAGTCGTAGTCATGCTCGGCGTCGATGTAGACGATGTCGAACTCGCCGTCAGCGAAACGCTGTGCTACCTCTGGGGAGCGGCCGATGGTGGATTTGATTCCCAGCCCGGAGGTGTTTTTGATGAACACCTCAAACGGCGTGCCATCCTTGCCGTCGTACGACTTGCAGCCCTGATCGTTCTCCGAGCCCTCCCACGTATCGACACAGTGAACCTTGGCGCCTGCTTGGGAGAGAATGATGGCACTGCGCCCGGCCCATGAGCCGACCTCACAGATGCTGGGGTAGCGTCCGTGCGTGGTGTAGAAGGTCTTCACCATCGTCCGCAGGGCTTCCGCATCGCCATCCGGGAGATCCATCCCCATGGAATTGAATACTCGCTGGGTGACAGGCAGCGCCCCGGCAGAGGATTTGAAGTCAACAAGTTTGACGTTCGGTTCGACGCCCGCCTCCCAGCAGTCCTTCAGCTTGTGGGAGACACCACTGGCGCCGATGTACTGCGGCTTGCCGACGCACTTGGGCTTCCAATGACCGGCCCAAGAGTCCCAGTTGCAGTACAGCGGGTTGTAGCCCAGCTTCTGCACGCCGGCCAAAGAGATGTCACGGGTGTTGGTAACGTCTTCGGTGGACGCTTTCTCTGACTGGTAGATAGAAGGGTGTTCGTAATAGAACCACGGCTTGTCGCCTTCCTTCTTGGGCTCCGTAAGTTCAAAGGCGCGCATGTCATACATGATCAGGCCAGTTGGTAGCGCAGCGCACTCCTGAATGCCGCCCATCTTTGCGGCGGTGTGGCGGTCGTACATTTCCAACTGGAAGTCGGGGTTGGGGTGTTCCGACTGTGCGTTCTGCCAGCGGAAAATGTAGACGCATTCCGCCGGAGGCGGGCCGCAGTACGGAGCCCCAATGACACACGGGCCTTTGTGGTAATGGTCGATGAGGAACTGAAAGGAGGTGTCAAAGAACGGCTTGGCGTCCGGCGCGTACAGGTCGGGCTTCATATCGGAGTCGATCATCACCAGCACATCCACGCCGAACTCTCTGGCCTGGAGGACGCAGCGGTTGCGCGTCATGGTGATGGGGGTGTCCGACAGGTTCCACATGCGGATCTGGTCGATCCGTGGGTCTGTGGACAACTTGGCGATTAGCGGGACGATCCATTCCCTAATGTCGGGAACTTCAGAGGAGATGCCGCCGTTGCCGCCGTAAGAGAATGTACAGAAACCGACGTTGAACTTTTGTTGCATTGAACACCTCGGGGGAGGGTGGTCAGTATATCAGATTACTGTACAGGCGTCTACCGCCCCGTGTAACCAAACTGTGGTTGAAATGGCGCAGGCCCCGTTTGCAGACCGTAATGGCCGATTGCCGCCGGAGATGGCTTGGGGCCGCCCCCCGAAACAGAATTCAGAAGGTCAGATAATTGCTGTTTGATCTCGGCGTCATCTCTCTGTTTCTGCCAGGCCTTCTTTTGCTCCCACTCCGCCTGGGCTTTCTTTCGCTTCTCTGGCGGGCCGTATTTTGCCTCCGGGGGCATTTCCCAGATTCCGGTGGCGCCGCCGAGGCCGCCCTTCATCTGCTCCTTGGCACGCCAAGCGTTCTGTATCTGCTGCAACTGTGTTTTTTGTTTGGCGTTTAGCTTGCCGCCCAAGTAGTGATTCAGGGTACTCCACATCATGCCGCCCTTGGCCATTACATCATCGATTGTGAGTCCGCTTTCTGACTCCAAGAACGATGCGAGCGTCGGCCCCTGCTGCGTGGTCGGCATCTGCGATGGCGGCTGGCCGGGGCGCGGCGGTGGGGTATAGTTGGGGCCTGTTGGATTCATCGGGTCCTCATGCGCCCAGAGGACCGGCTGGCCGTATTGCGTGCCTTGGCTCGGCGGCTGGACGGGCTGGGCTTGGCCTGGGTTGCCC